TCAAAGAAACTTATAATTTGGTTACTTAACGGTTTATACGCACCTATTGTAGACTCTAAGTTATCTATCGTAGGTATTATTACAATAAAACTGGTGTTGCAACGTTACTTAGCAATAAAGTAGCAGTTACATCTAATTGAACTTCTGAGCCCGGCCCAATTACAACACCATTGTAAGACCATGGTTGCGCATCCATTTCTGCAATAGTTAACTCTAATACATTTCTAGCTGTATTAATAGTAACATTTTCTATCAACCGTTGTAGTTGTACAGAAATTATTTCATCGTTATCGAGTAGTGCGGATGTTTGAGCAGCAAAGAGTTCAATTTCAACTTGGAAGTCAGAAGAAGTTTCAGCAACATTAATATCGAAGAAGGACTCAATAAGCTCAATTTCAAGTTTAGGACCCGGTACAAGGGCTCCGTCATCACCGCTTGGAATATATTGATCAATAGTAGTAGATACAACTTCAGGTATAAAGATTTCTGAAGGAGCAAGGTATGTGTAAATAACATTATCACGTTCAATAAGTGTTAATGTTGCGTCTATATCAACATTAATAAGAACGTCACCAAACAGACGCATACCTGCAGGGTGCACTACATCTTTAACAATTTCACGGTATGTATTGAGCATTTGAGATGATCTCAATACATAAGAATATTCTTGATAGTATCTGTTATCCTGTAGTTTGTTACTCCAAGATAGGAAACCCTTAGTATCGTTATACCGACCGGTATATTGAATTGGAGCTGTAACTAAAGGTGCACCTGATGCATTAGCATTAGTTAATGATATTAATAGATTGGCACTTGCTGTATTTCCAATAAACCCAGAACCAATATTAGCTGTAACAACAGCATTTCTACCTTTAACTCCACCTCTACCATCTGGTAGTTCATTTGCTGAAACATTTTGTTGTATAACACTTACAGATGGATTACTTGTATAATTATTACCACTGCTTAGTCTAGTAATAGAATCAATTGTACCTACAACAGTATTAGCATAGTCTAACGAAGATAATAATGTAGAATTAATATTGGCAGCAGCGAGTTTTGCGCTGATAGAACCTGTGTTTGCAGAACCAAAAGGTGATGCGTTTAACTGTGTGCCTGCTAGACCAGAAATACTATCTGTATAGATTGCTACTATTTCTGTATTAGTAATTGAATCAATTTGAAAACTTGCACCAGTACCACCACCACCGCTAATTGTAATAGTAGCATTAGTGGTGTATCCGCTTCCGCCGTCTACAAGAGTAAAATCTGTATCGTTTAGATTTAAACTAGATATTACTGTATCTTTTACTGTAGCTACAGGTGGTGAGCTGTACCCTGCACCCTGTAAGACAACTTGTACGTTGCTAATAGTACCAAAAGTATATACATTACCACCAACAGAAACCGTGTTGGCATTAGTAATTGCGCTAACGATTAGCTGAGCACCAGCACCACCACCGCCTGATAGTGTTACTGGTGTTCCTACTCTATAACCATTACCACCATCAATAATATTAACCTGTAAACCACCAACATCAAATTTTTGACGGGTTAAATTTACAATAGTTACAGGGTCTGTTCTATAAAAATTAGATCCTGCATTTGTTACAGATAGCGATACTATTCTACCATCATCTGTAACATTAATTCTGCCGCGACCACCGGTACCAGATGCACTACTAATACTAACAATATCATTTCTTTGATGTCCGGATCCACCATCAAGAATAATTACGTTCTGTAAAGAGCCTTGTTTTGAAATAATGGTAGCTTGTATATCACCTTGAACATTAGTAATTGTCTCACCGTCAAGGAAAGTGCCGTTAATATTGGTAACAAAAATCTCGTAAGAATCAATTTCATCTTCGAAAATATTTTGAACACGTTCTACTTTTGCAGTTGCATTTGAACGTAAACCGGTAATGTTGCCACTAAGTTGATCTGGATTACCTACAAACGGTTTTGTAACACGAATTGATGTTTCTTTAATCCATCTACCATCAGAGGCTCTAAGAATATCCTGACCAGGATAATAAAAATCTATTTCTTCATCATAAAGAATTATGAATAACAGCTTATAAGATTCTTCCGATCCCTTAGACCGGTACAAGTCTTTAATTCTTTTATATACTAATTTTTTATTAGCAAGAATATCTTCTGGAAATTGAGAAAGAATCTCTCTTTTAAAGTATTTGAGAAATTCTTCTGCGGTTTCGTCTAGATCTTGATAGTTAAGAAGATTTTTTGAACGGTCGGTGACCTGCCCAGACTGTTCCATCCACTCGTAATAAGCTTTTACGAATGCTTGGAATTTAGGACCTTCAACTTCTAAAAAATCAGGTAGTAGGCTTTCTACTAACGCTGATGTATTTCTGTCCGTAGCCATTAGTACACCGTAGATACAACACCGGTTTCAGGAATGGTAGTCGTCGCCCCCTCTGTATTAATAGACGAAACAGTTGCAACCGTACTCTTAAGTTTAGTATCATATAATGATACAGTAGCATCAGCAATTAAAAGCAGCTGATTGCGTAGTGGGTCAATATCAGATGTATCTGGATCCACAATAATCTCTAGAGCATCACCTTCATAATCGGTAATTAAGATATCGTTTAATATCACAGTACCTGTAAGATAGTCAATAGTACCTGCAAGACGGTTTGTATATATTTTAATACCGTTAGGATTTACATAATAAGTACGTACATTACCAAATCCATCATCATCAAAATATGTTTTTATTCTGCCGTTATATGTAAACGCAGTAGATGATAGCGTTAAACCTTGACCTGGATGAGACGCAGGAGAAATTCTTAGCCCGGCGCCACCAGTAATATTTAATAATGGCCTGTTGAAAGGAATTCTATATGTTGTACGTACTGTCGTATTAGGTACAATTTTCTTTTTAATTGTAATATCTGTGCTTACAGATGTAATTGCATCGCTTAAATTATAGATATCTCTACCTAAATCAGAACCAATATAAGACTGCGCAAACAGTCCTAATTTATTTGCTTCATAATTGATTATACCATTAGTAATGGCATTTACCATTGCACCAGATGATAATGAAGTGAGATCAGGGTTATATTTTACAGTAACTTGTGGTCTTACATAAACATATGTTGGATCTACTAATTCAGGCTCGATAGTAAGTACATTTTTTTCTACGAGATAATCTACAATATTTTGTTTTCTATCTTCAGCTAATAAAAGAGAACTTCTTGGTTTAACTGACAGATAAACCTTACCGTAAATAGGAGGAGTATTGTCTTCTCCACCCCAAACAGATACCGCTTGAATATCTGCAAAGAAATTTTTAACTAGAGTTTCGTAGTCTTTACGAGTTACTGCTCTATTTTGTGCCTGATAATTTTTTGGTGCATTATACTTAATAGACTGAATATTTTCTTTAGATGCACCGCCTTGAGCTGCGGATACTGTTGCAGTAGTAATGTCAGAATAACCGTCAATTTGATCTACCGCAGAAAATACACTTGCACCTCTTGCGTCTACACCATTACATACTCTATAATCAATGTTAACTACGTTACCATCATTTAATTGCTTGCCAAGAACATTGTCACCGAACGTTAACTCGTATCTACCATCAATATTTTCGTCTAAGAAGTAAACAGTAGAATCACCTGTAACGTTAATCAAGTCAGACGCTAATGTATATGTTGTAACACTGCTGTTTGCTGAGGATTCTTGCACTCTAACAGTAATACCTGTAGTATCTACATTATCATTAGGAATAACGTAGCGAACAGGGTTAACTGAGCTTACCGTATATCTGTGAGTTAACGGTTGACCCTCTACAATATCAATATTGGTAGAGAAAATACCTTGAGGGTTGGCGTTAATTACTTTAGCATCAGGGTTTACAAAGATGTAGTTAGTACCATCGATGGTTGCTCTGAATCTTTTATTCTTATCGATGGTAATAGTGCTTGGACTATCACCCGGGGTAATAGTAACCTGTACTGTTGCCGTGGCACCACGTGCAGATCTAGGTGTATACCCGAGCATTTTAGCTCTTGACACTACATTAGTACGAATCTGCGCAGAATCCAAGAACATTTCATTACCTACCATATTTAAATAGTAGGAATTCATGTATGTATTGTATGCTAACAGGTTTAACAGAATTTGCATCGTTGAAGATTCATAATCGTAATCTTCTAACTCAGTCTGATTCTGTAAAAACACTTTTAAGTTGCTCTTAATACCATCAAAGTTAATACTTGATAGTTGTAATGCGTTATTAGCTGCCATTTTATCTTGTTCTCTGTATTACAACTTGCAGTTCGGTAGGCTCTGCTTGATTGATGACGCGAAAATGAACAGTAACATTTAATTCATTTCCATCGTTATTAGCTCTTACGTTAATCTCTTGTACAATAGCGCGAGGCTCGTAGTTTTCAATTGCTTCTTGAATATCAGCTTTTAAGTTTGCTTCTGCAATAGGATCAAACAGCTCAAATAGCTGATCATAAACATTACAACCATACAAAGGCTCATATGGTCTTTCAAAACGACTTGTTAAAATAACGTTTTTAATAGCACGTTTAACTGCTTCTGCATTTTTATACACAGGTAGTTTCTTAGTGATTGGATGTGCCGTTAAAGACAATCCGAGATCACTAAAAACTACATCGTTTGTAATTGGGTTAACAGAGCCGGAAGAGCGCGCCATTGTTATTTCCTATCGTTTACGTTTATTTATCATTATTTTTCTTGTCTTGTATCTCTGCTCTACGTGTCTTTGCAAGTTTTGTTAGTTCAGATAAAGCTTTTCTTGCTCTCGTGCCCGCAGTCTTATTACCACCTTCAAACTTTTCATTCTCTGTTACGTATGTTTCAAATAAAGAAACCATTAAATCATGTGTCATATGCTATCCTCCAGCAAAAACATTACCAGACCCAGCAGCTACAGCAGAACCGCAGTCTACAGGATCACCAATTCGACCCATTTGTTTACCATTGACGAATACTGTGCCGCTACCCGCAGCTAAAGCACCGTCGTGACAAGATGCGCCACAACAATGTGACGCCCAGGAGTCACCCTGTCTATGAACAGCAATACCGTTCACAAAAACGTTTGGACTAGCACTTGTACTTGGCCGTCCACCATAACATCCGTGTCCAGTGCATGTATCTCCCAATCTAGTTACAGCAGGCATTAGTTTTTCAACCCTCCAGATGTTTTTAAACCGTCAATATAATCTTTATATGGTGTATAATTTTGGTATAACTCTAATGTAAATGTTTCAGAAAAATCACCCGATAAAGATGTTGTTGCAGTTACAACATATTCCTGATCTAGTATTTGAGTAGGATCAGGTGTTAAATTAATTAAAAATTTCTCAGGCGGTCTCGATGTTCCTTTAACCACATCAGGGGTTTGAGTTTTGTCTGACTCACCTTTAGCTAACCAAGTTGTTGTAGTTTGAGGCCATAGACTATTTGTATACGCACCACTAATAGTAGCACTTTCAACACCATTAGCGATCGTAACCCTGTCAGGTGTTGTCTCTTCATACTTTGGTGTTATTGTGACAGCAGTTACCACGCCGTCAGTCGGTTCTGCTGTAGCACTAAACTCAAATGAAAAAATATCACCTGATGTAATAAAGCCAAGGTCAGTGCTACCGGGAGTAAATGTAACAGCCATTTGTACCTCTTAGTTCAGATCAATCTTAGCACCGGTTACTTTAACGTTACCACCAGCTGCTGTTGTTTGATTACCGCCGTATGTCTCGTCTACATTACCACCAACTGTATGTTTAACATTACCGCCAACATTAACTGTCCAGTCACCACCAATATTCCAATTTACATCTCCACCAACGGTCATGTTGACTGTACCGCCAACATCCATAAAATCACTTCCGCCCACTAATGTATATTTATCAGTTACAATCTTATATGTACCATCACCGCCTGCTTGAATCTCCATATATGATCCTGACGGAGTATAGGTTGCATATCTACCTGTAGTATTGTAAATAGTATATGGACCGGATTCAGCCTGAATTACTTGTGTAGTAGGATATTCAGAATCTTCTGGATCAGCTGGTTCATCCCAAGTTTCTCCGGTTGCTGGATCAATTACAATACCTGTTGTTTGATCTGCTTTACGTTTTTCTACATTGGCGTCAGGATAGTCTGCTTCAAATCTACCCGCAGTAGGAACGTCTGATTGACCGGGTGAGTTAAATGTATATCCAGGAATTAATCCCATCACCATAGGTTTTTGAGCTCTATCGCCATCCATGAAGAAACCGAATACCCAGGTACCCGGTTTAAGACCGGAGGATACCGTTGCCGGTGCAGTAACTGGTTGGACTGTATTAGCCCAGGGTAGTTTGTCTGTAGGTATTAAACTTTTATCTAATGTGTGCCATCCAAAACATCTTACACGTACACGTCCAAGAAACAACGGATCATCACGATCTTCAACTTCACCAATGAACCAAGTAAAATCTTTACCCATAAATTCTTTTTCAAATTGCATAATTAAGCTCCTTCTGGTGCCTTCGCTTCAATAGCGAATGATTGCTTGACACCTTGAATTGTAGTATAATAGTCACCTGTAGTCTGTTTATAGTTATGCATTACAGCTGTAACTAAAAACTTTGGAGATATCTGTCCAAATAATTTGATATATTTTATCGCATCATCTGTCATTAGTGGTGAGTTTTCCGGTATAAAAATATTAATTAGATCACCAGCTTTAATATCAGAATTACCAGGTACAGTAATATTAATCGTATATTGATGTAATGATTGTAATAACGCTACACCATTATGATAGTATTTCCATCTTTTACTACTATGAAATTTATGAGGATCGGTTGCTTCTGTAATACGTCCATCTAGTGTTTGTGTATCTTCATCATTGAAATCAGTAGAAATCAATCTCATATGAGATGTTCCGTTTGTTTCAATATATTTACCAATCTCTTTAGGTAGAATAGGATTACCACCACCTTTACCGTCAGTACCAGCAATACTGTCGAGTTTATCAAAATCTTTAATATAAGAAAATGTAAATTCCTCATATTTTTTCATAATAGGATCAATATACGCAACAGTAGTATCTAACATACCGCCAGTTAGACCTTTCATTATATCAAAAGATCTGTCAAAAGACATAGCAGTGATAATTTGATATTTTTTAATACTAGCTTTATCTTGAGAAATTTCTTCACCAGCGGTAGGATCAGCCAAGTAGTAACTCTCTACCGGGCTCTCATTTAATAGTTTATTAATTGACTTAAAGTTAAAACCTTTTTGTGTTTCCCAGAACAAATAGAAAGAAGAATCAGGAAATTCTTCTGACTGAGCTTCGGTAGTAAGTAAATTAATAAACTCAATAGGGTGATGTCTAGCACCTGTAGCTGTAAACAAGTTAACACATGGCTCTGCGTCTAATGTTTTTCCACCAGCGCTTAGATACTCATCGAAAATAGCTTGAGCCATTTCATTTGGTTTTTTACCAACGTAATAGTTATCTGCAATAGTTAATAAGTTATCAATTAACTCTTCTGAAACAGCTCTTAACACATACTGGTGCTGGCGCTCTTTTGCAATCAATCTTTTATCAAGCTTGTATACTCTAAACTTAAGTCTTATTTTTTCCGCATCTACGCTGGCTCTGATAGCCATTTCAATATATTCATCACCTACGATAGGTAACGATTCAGTAAGACCTTGTGAGTCATCTATTAAAAAATCAGCTTTAACGACATTACTAAAAATATCCTCGTATATATTAATTTCAGCCACAATTCTAGAGATGTCAGAATATTCATCCTTATGGTTAAAAAGGATAACTTCATATTCTGATGCACCTGGTCTATAATTTTGAGGTGCTGCCATTATGCAAGCTCTTCTTCAATCGAGTTAATAAGGTTAATAATATAGCGCTCGTCTAATAGCTTAATTTCTCTTTTTTTATCATTAAGATCAAGCTCATAGTCATAATTATAAATTACTTTACGCTCATTACCGCCAAGTGAATTATAGGTGGCTTCGTCTACTTGTACAGTTCTTTCCGGTACAGTAATACCATCATAAGTTGTGGTTTGTGCATGTAAAATTTGTTCGTAATGATGTACAGTGCTTGTCGCAGATTGTAGACTGCCGTATTTTTTAGTGATATAATTATCTAAAGATCTTCTATCTAATGGCCATTCAAACTGCGGATCAATTATTTGGTTAGTGAGAAAAATAACCCAGTCAAGTGTAGCATCGCCATAATACTTAAATGCGATAGTATCTGCGCGCTCATCTTCTTGTACATTATATTCGTAAAATACAGCTTTTTTTCTTTGTACTAGGTCTCGTACTTTTAATCCGACAAAGATATTAGGAACGGTAATTGGTTTACCATTCTTTTTAATATCATATTCTACAGTAGGAAAATATTTAAAATAATGAGCCATTGTTATCTACCCTGTACCAAGATTTCTGATTTAGTAGTAATTGCAACTTCTTGGAATGTAAGTGATAGCGTGACGCTGAATGGAGCGTTTGTATCTTCAAAGTGGTAAGCAGCTCCTTCACCACCATAACCAACATCAAACTGAGTAAGTACAGAAGCACCAATATCGAATAGATAATTACCACCCACAATATCAATATCCCATTGTTCTGGATAGTCAAAGAAGTGACCCGCTGTTCTATATGCAGGTGCCATATGAAATTTAAATGACCTAATAATTGATCTTAATGTTCTTGACTCTGCCGCATCGCGCGCCACCAGTTTATACTGAAATGCGTGTTGTCTAAAGTTAGTACCAGTAAACAATGTCGCAAGGTGGGGGTTACGAGCAACACCTGCACCTGCCATTAAGCCTTTTGTTGCTTGAGCTGCAATTGCACCGGCAGCCGCCCCGGTTAAGCCACCAATTGAGCCAGCTAATGCGCCAATTGCAGGGTCTGCAGCTGTTGATGCTAGGTTTAAAAGAGCACCTTTAACATCTCTACCGCCATCATTAGTAAACTTATCTACCAGTCTTTGTGCTACGCCTTGTGCACCACCACCGCCTGCTGCAACATCTGCAGCTAATTTACCAACAGCTCCAATAGCTTCATTTGAATATTGGGCGTTATAAGATGTTGACAAATTACCTGGTAGAGGTAGAGCAATATTAGTTACTGATGCCTTCAAAGGCGCTGCTGTGCGAGACAATTGATAGTCTTTCAACGCCCTAAATAGTATAAAGTTCTGCCCGTGACCTCTTAAATCTGATGGAAAGGATTGACCTCCACCTCCAAAGGCAAAGCTTAAAAGCGCACTTAGTGCGCCACTAACATCTACGTTTGCATTAACTACTGGCATTTATTTTTCTCGTTATGACTTATAAAGGTAAGTTTCGACCAAAGTATCCTAACAAATATTTAGGCGATCCAACAAACATAATTTATCGTAGTTCTTGGGAGCGACAATGTATGGTTTATTTTGATAGTAACCCTAACATTGTTAAATGGGGTTCTGAGGAGGTTATCGTGCCGTATAGATCACCAATCGATGGTCGTTATCATAGATATTTTGTCGATTTTATTGTCAAAGCAAAACAAGCAGATGGTACTATAGGTGTTACGCTTGTAGAGGTAAAGCCTTTTAAGCAAACAAAACCTCCAGAAATACAAAAACGTAAAACAAAGCGTTATCTCAATGAAGTAACCACATATCTTGTCAATGAAGCCAAATGGAAGGCTGCTGAACAGTACTGTAAGGACAAAAAGTGGAATTTTCAAATTATAACTGAAAAAGAACTTGGTAGAAAATAAGATAAATAATCTTATCTACAAATAAGGTTCTTACTAATGGTCGCATACGTATTTGATACTATTCTAACAAAAGGGGTTAAAGCTAATCAAATCCCTGCGCGCACCCGTGCGGCTAGAGAGTGGTATCGCAATGAAGCAGAAAAGACTGATGTAACACCAACTAAATTGATGCGCGAAAATCAATCTAAGGTTGTGCGTGGATATGAAATCGGTCAGATGATGCTATTTCAATATGACCCCAAATTAAAACGAAAGCTTCCTTACTACGATGCGTTCCCACTAGTATTTCCAATTGAGCCTAGAGATAAAGGCTTCTTAGGTATTAACCTACATTATCTGCCTCTTAGACAGAGAGCAATGTTAATGGATGCTTTATATACTCTAGCATCTGATACTCGTTATGACGAAAAAACTAAACTTGGTTTGAGTTATCAAATATTAAAGAGCTCTGCTAGGTATAAATTATTTAAACCTTGCGTTAAACATTATTTGAATAGTCATATTAAATCTAGACGTATTAAGATTGATCCTGTGGAATGGGATATGGCTTTATTCATGCCGTTACAGAGATTCCAAAAAGCAAGCGCAAGCCAAGTATACACAGATAGTCTGAGGAAAGCAAGCTAATGGGTTTTAACGTAGACGATTTTAGTAGTAGACTCAATCAAAGAGGCGTTGCTAAGCAATCCAATTTTGAAGCTTGGGTTTCTTTTCCGGCAAGAATGACATTTCCTGTTGGAGGAGCAGCTGCTGTAAGTACTCTTGGCTTTAGAGCAGATACTGCAGAAATACCAGGTAGATCAATTCAGACTATTACATATAAACCATACGGTGGTGGTTTAACTCATAAGATTGGTTATGATGTAACCTATCCTGAAGTAACTATGTCATTTATTTGCGGTACTGACTTAGCAGAAAAGGTTTTATTTACAGCCTGGCAGAGTCTTGTTATCGGTAAACATAATACTAATCAGCCGTATCAACGTAACATGAAAATTGGTTACTATAAAGACTATATTGGAACTGTAGTAATTAATCAATACTCAGAAGAAGGTGAGTTATCTCACCAAGTAACACTTGTTGAGGTATATCCTACGATTGTTAACTCTATGCCGCTAAGCTGGGCAAGCGAAGATGTACATAGAGTGACAGTTCAATTCTCATACTTACATTTTATTGAAAGTTCAGTTCCTTATACACCAGCACCTGCATTAAACTTTAGTAATGCTGGTAACAATATTAGAAGTAGTATTAGAAACTCTGCTACCAACTTACTTGTTGGTGGTTTGAATAACGCGATTGGCAATGCTACTGGTGGTGGTGTTAGCGTAAGTACTAGTGATATTAATGTGAATCTTTCTTCGCCATTTTAATTTTATATAACTGGAGGCATCATGGCTTTACCTAAAATTGCATCACCTGAATTTGAAGCGACAATCCCATCAACTGGTCAAAAAGTTTTCTTTAGACCGTTCTTGGTTAAAGAAGAAAAAGCTCTCTATATGGCTATGGAGGGCAACGAGCAAAACGAAATTATTAATGCGGTTGTTAAGGTATTATCAGCTTGCATTAGAGAAGATGTTGATGTAGCATCTTTATCTTATTTTGATATTGAATATTTGTTCTTAAAACTGCGTGCTAAGTCTGTAGGTGACGTTGTTACCCTGCGCTTCAGACATGGTGGAGAAGATCCAGCATGTAAACACGTGCAAGAAGTTCCTATTGATCTCGATAAGGTAGAATTAGAGAGAACAGAAGGTCATACAGATAAGATTATGATTACTGATGATGTAGGTATTAAATTAAAATATCCATCACTAGATACAGCAAGACGGCTTGGCAATTTGAATACAAATAATCTTGATGATGTGTTTGAGTTTTTAACTGATTCTGTTGAGTATATTTTTGACAAAGAACAAGTATATGAAGATACAACTAAACCAGAAATAAAAGAATGGCTTGAAGATTTAGGTCAAAAGCAATTTGAAAAAGTAATGAACTTCTTTAATACTATGCCTAAACTTAGACAAAAGCTTGTATACAAGTGTGATAAGTGTGGTAAAGAAGAGAAGATTACTATCGAAGGATTACAGGGTTTTTTCGGATAAGCCTCGGTCACGACAGCTTGGCTAACCTTTATTATGTTAATTTTGCCTTGATGCAGTACCACAAGTACTCGTTGACCGAATTAGAAGAGATGATACCATTTGAGAGAGACATCTATCTAAATATGTTAATACAACACTTAGATCAAGAACGAGAACGGTTAGCAAAAAATGGCTGAGGCAACACTACCTAGCGTCAACGGAGACGGTAAAAGAATTGGCGACGATATTGCTACAGTACGTCAGTACGTAGAAGAAATAATTACCGTCAATAAAAACGTTTTATCAACTCAAACTGAAAGTCTTAAGAATCTTAAGTCAATCGATTCTGTTCTCATAGGTGTTAATTCTGCATTGAATCAAATGCTTGATTTTATGATAGGTCGAGCTGATATTGAAGACAGAAATCGTCAGACTGATATGGCGCTTGCTGAAGAGAATCGTCGCGAAGCACAACGCGCTAGAGGTGAGAGTCGTGCAGGAGCAGCTCCTGTCAAAGTATCAAAATCAGATTTGCCTGAACTAGGTTTTGCTGATCTTCTTGGTCTGCCATTACTTGCTTCTATCGTTACAAGTATTTTTGGTTCAGATGATTTTATGCGAGTCCCTGCATATTTAACTGCATTAGGACAATCAATTCGCTTATTTACTGAAAACCTAATGAACCTACCAAGGCGATTCGCCGCGTTAGCAAAATTATGGAATAATGGTACGAGAACCTTTTCTACTTTTATGGGTAAGTTCTTAACAGGCGGTTTCTTTAAACCTATCATTGACTGGTTTAGATCTGTACCTCGTGCAATAGGTGATATGCTCAAGAAGAATAATATAACAAAAGTATTCTCGTCTATATTTAAAGGTGCGAGTACTATGCTTAAACCTGTTATGGATGTCTTTAAAGGTATTGGAAGTTTCTTTGGTGCTGTAGGTAGAATGTTAAAACCTATTGCTGCTCTTGGCGGAGCTGCGTTAAGACTGTTGGGCAAACTAGCGCTACCTATTACTATTATTTTTGGTATTATTGACGGTATTACAGGTTTTGTTAAAGAGTTTGCAGCTACTGGTTCTATCGTAGAAGGTATTAAAGGGGCACTAGTTGGTATTGTTGACGGCTTCTTTGGCACTCTAGCTGAATTCTTAGGTGATGCATTAGACTGGATTCTTAATAAAATTACATTTGGTCTATATGACGGTAATCTGTTTGGTAGTCTGGGTGAATGGCTTTCAGGTGCAATCGAAAAAAGCGTAAGAGGTATGTTTGATGTCGTAGTTGGAATCTTTACTTTAGATTGGGACCGTATCAAACAAGGCCTTGGTAGTATTGCTAGTATCTTTATTGGTGAAGACGGTTTTGTAACACAAGCTTGGGAATGGGTTAAAGGTCTTTTCACCTGGTCTGACCCTAACGGTGAAGAAAGATCATTACTTACAATTGTAGGTGATGCATTAGATGAAGTTTGGAATTGGTTAGGAGAACTGTTCGATCCTAAACGTATTATTCGTGCTATGCTTCCCGATCCTAGCTCAGCAGCAGCTATTCTTATTCCCAATTCATTATACGAATATGCTGGTATTAACCCAGAAACTGGTGAAGTAGAAACACCAGCTCAACGTAATATCAAAGAAGCTCAAGATGAAATTCAAGCTTCACAAGAGCGTTTACAAGCTTTAGAAGCAGAGAGAGAAGCTCCTTCAGATATGGAAGGCCAGCGCACGGTGCTTGAGGAAGAGCTTGTACGTCTACGTAATCAAAGAGAAGAAGCTCCTGTAGAGGACGGCTGGTTTACTACTACGAAAGCTGAATATGATGAGATGATCGCTGATAGAGAAGCTCGTCTCGCTACATTGCAAGAACAAGTAAGTACCCGTCAAGCTGAAATTGATGCTCAAATTGCTGAAGAGCGTAGAGTGCAAGAAAGAGCTGCTCGTAGAATTACCGGTGTACAGACAGGTGATGGCGCTGTTCCTGAGCCTACAGAACCAGAAGATGTTGCTGCTGTTTTAGAGGGTAGAGAACCTGAACAACGTAGAGGTGCAGTTATTCCACCTCAATCAGGCGAGCAGGTTGTCCCAGCAAGAGGCACAGGTGAGGTTACACCAAGAGGTGCAATGGCTATTCCTGGTGCAGTTCAGGTTGTCCCAGCAAGAGGCACAGGTGAGGTTACACCAAGAGGTGCGATGGCTATTCCTGGTACAGGTGAGGTTACACCAAGAGGTACAGGTGAGGTTACACCAAGAGGTGCAATGGCTATTCCTGGTGCAGTTCAGGTTGTCCCGGCAAGAGGTACAGGTGAGGTTACACCAAGAGGTGCGATGGCTATTCCTAGTGCTGGTTCTGCACAAACAGCTCCTGCAGCTGCTCCTGCTGAAGAAGCCATTGCAGCTCCAGCTCAACAAGATAGCGACGGTTCATTTAGACTAGCTGGTATGGATTTTGGTGAAGATTCTACAATGAACATCGGCAACATAATGAATGAGCTGGTGGGCGGTGGTGATGGTTCACTAAGCAGAGAAGGATTATTTGCACCAAGTCCTTTAACAGGTAGATCATTTAATGATGCATTTGCTGCTGTTACGGGTCAAAATATTGAAGATGTAGATGCAGCAAGAGAAGAGCTGTTTAGACGTTACCAGGGTCCAGAAGACTTTAGTATTACTGGCAGGGCTGTTAACAATGGTTCTACATCTATTGCAGCTGCTAGAGAAGAAAGAATGAGTGGATCTGGTTCTGTAGTATCTGCACCAACTGATAATAGTACAAACGTTACTAATGTATCTAACCAGACAACAGTTGTTGGATCAACTAATCCAAGATCTAATGAGCCTACTATTATGGCTACAATTGCTTGTCATTACGATACTTGTTTCGGATAATAAAAAAGGGGGCTCTAGGCCCCCTTCTCTTTAGTCGTCAGCAGCAAGCTTTTCAAAGAACGACATACTATCATCATCGTCATCATCTGTCGCAGCAGACGCAAACGCTGGTGCAGCAGCGGCTTCAGGCTTAGGTGCTTCAGTAAACTCTACCTCATCAGCAGTACTCATAGTACCACCAGCAGAGCCACCATCAAGACCAAGTACACGATTCATCTTAGCTTTAAGCTCATCGTATGACTTGAAGTTCTTAGGATCGACCAACTCTTGTAAAGAGTATTGTGACTTCCAAATCTTCTCAAGCTCGTCATCATCTTCTGATAGAGGTCGAGGTGAGTCAAACTCAGACTTATCGTAGTTACGATAGCCTTCTACATTACGAATCTTAAGTTTAAAGTCCGCACCAGTCCAGAGGTCGAACGGGTTCATTGGGCTTTCATCTTCAAACTCTGGATTCATTGCTTCGTTGAGCTTGTCGAAAATCTTTTTACCAAACCTATAAAGGAATACCTTACCTTCATTAGCAGGATTAGCAGGATCTTTTACTACGTAAATATTAACGTAGTAGTTTAGACGACGCTTCTGCTTACGTACTTGATCCTTATTAGACTCAATACCTGAGTTCCAAAGCATAGAGTTATACTCTGATACAGGATCTTTCTTATTGAGAGTAGTTAGAGAGTTCTCAATATACCAACCACCCGGTCCTTGGAAACCATGATTAAACATACGAACCCAAGGAAGATCTTCACCCTCTGGAGCAGGTAGGAAACGAATAACAGCAAAGCCGTTACCTGCTTTATCTACTTCTGGCTTCCACAGGTTATCATCTAGCCGGGTTTCACCTGGGCCTGATGTCATCTTAGTTGTTTCTGAGATTAGTGCTTCGAGTGAAGACTTACGATTACTCTTAAGAGCAGCGAACGAACTTGTCATATTTTTCTCCGTATATGCGATGTATTTTCTTATCCACAATATTCATAATAACATGTATATTTAGCTAGTAAATACACTTTTCATTACCTTTTTATAAGCTTGTAGGTCAACTTGTAAGAAGGGTTTATACTTGTTAGATTTGTCTCTAACAGTACAATACATTATATCATCTTTTAGGGTAGAGTTCCACTGTTTTGTGAAATTTAATATCCCATCCATGATAGTAAATGTTTCAAGAGATAGATGCTTACCAAGATACTTCCTAAGTAGAGGAGGATGAACGGACTTCACCACTTTAAAATACTCATCAAACGAGATGTCTTTGGACTCAATTTCATTGTATATGCTCTCACATTCAGTCTTAAAGTTATATTTTAAACTTTCAATACGCTTACGCCATTCTATATAATTTTTCTCACTCTCAGCACCAACTAAAGAGCCTGACCAACTATGGTTGTCATTAAGAAAGTTAGCTACAAAAAAGTAAACCAACTCTTGCCCTTTATAATTGCGCTCAAGTTTAGCGAAGAAGAATTTGTCTCTACGTTTAAGAAAACTATCACCTGATACTTTTAACTTTCCATTATATTTAAAATAATCGTAGTTTGATGTGAAGTGATTTCTTATAGCGAGATATGTCTTATAAGCATCTAATCCTTCATAAACATTCATACCGGTAGCTTTGCAGTCTTCTCTTTCATTAAATTTAATTCAGCACATTCAGCTTCAATCTTTTTCTTTATGATAGTATTGATTAGCTTTGCACCTGTCTCTAGTTCAATTTCATTCTGCTCACAATACCACATTACGGCATCGAAGTATGATAATCTTTTATCTTTAACAACCTCTTCAATCTTCATTGAGAAGGTTTGTGTGTTCATTATTTCAACCATCTTTACGAACTATATCCTCTTCTTCATTGATTCTGCCTGTAAAATACATGTGAGCCGATTCGACCAACAAGTTGCAACCTCTGTGCCCAAGCAGGGCTAACATATGTGGCGTGATAATGAGTGCAGCCTTCAGTAATGCCGCGATAGGTACTGTTAAAATACATATTAGATGCTACATCGATAGCATGCCACCATGCATCGTTTGTTGCAATATTAGGAATACGGTCTGATTTTCCATCACAATACCAACTAAATTGACACTGATGGCGAATCATATTACCGTTTGAATCTTGACGACCTTGTTTGACCACATCACATATTGTATTAGGATAGTCTGCGCTATATACTCGATTAAGAGTAACATCAGCAACAGCAGCTTGCCCAGCTAAACTATCACTTCTTGCCTCGAAGTAAATGTTTTTAGCCAGGCAATCTATCTCTTCCATTTCATTCGCATGTACTAGCGAACCAAACATAACAAAACCAATAATCAGCAAAAGCTGTTTCATAACAAATCTCCTCATTCTCATATCTTATTATAGTTACTTTCGTTACGAAAGGCAACTATTATTTTATATCATTTAGAGGATTATCAAGAGCTTCTTGAAGTTTCTCATTTAGATCTTTCTCAAGACGACGCATGTCTTCTTCTAGACGTGTTTCTGTATCACGCATAGTATCACGTACATCTTTTTCTGTCTCACGGCTAATATCTGAAAGCTCTCTTAAACGACTATCGATATCCATTTGAACCTCTTTAACTCTCTTTGAAGTTGAGTCATTGATTTGTTCAATACGAATGATATCGTCTTTTAGATCTTTCTTGATATCACGGGTGTATTCAATAGCGTCATCTAACTTAGTTAGTACTAAAGTATTCTCTGCTTTGATTTCTTCGATATCAATATTCTGGACAACTTCTTTCATATCCATGTAGTCTTTGTATAGAATAAAACCACCATACAACGATCCAATTAGCGAAGCAACCAATGTTAATGCTGCACTAATAGACACTGCGTTCATCTTTATACCAAACAACCTAAAGTCTTTGGTTTTTAGACTCTCTAATTCAGACTCTATATTTTCTAGACCTTCGCCTAAATCCTTAGACATTAGATTTCTCCTTACAATTATCTCCATGCCATCTACCATAAACGTTTTTTGCTATGTGCTCGTGGCAATGTGGGCATTCTATTTTATCATGTGATTTACCTTTAAATGCAATTGTATCATTTCTCATATTGTGACCTTACCATCTCTCGATGTACTGCGTCACTTGCTCCATTAAATAGTCTTGCATTCGGGTTATCATAATTTTTTTGGCCAGCGTAAATATCTTTTGGTTTATAAAATTTACCGCTTGGCATTTGAGGCTGTTGATACGCTCTAAAGTTAGGATTATAACCTAGTAATGCTGCTTGTGCATCTTCCGAGTCATCCCCAGCTAAAGCTTTTTCAACTAAATTGTCTTCTTTTGCATTCTGCTCTTCGTAACTTTCTTCTGCTGATTCTTCTGCAATCTCTTCAGCTTGTGTTACAATATCTCTAGCTACCTTCTCAGTTATTTCGTTTAGTATCTGAGTTAACGGATTGCTAAGATCAGTCAAATCGATTTTTGATAATGTTGTTTCAACACCACCTTCTATACTACCGTTCTGCGATGTGTTAAACGTATCATTGATATTATTATTAAACACATCTTCGATAGTATCAGCCCCATTTATCCCATCGTCTCCGCTGTTGTTTATACCAGTTATATCTACATTATCGTTCATTATATCAGCAGCGCTAAGCTGATTCTCTGCAGTCTCTGTACCTGTATCTCCTGATATCGATACATCTATACTAGTACCAACACCACTAATATCAGCCCCAGTAATACCATCGCTTGACATACCTATCTGCATACTACTATCTACACTAGATTGACTGTCAGATGATTGACTAGACATATCATCCACACCACCGCTGATAGCATTAGAGACAACATCAGTTAATGTACCATTAGCATTTGAAATACCGTCTGATGTTAAATCAGATGATACACCGCCAGATTCCGATAATCCAATACTAGAACTTCCTGTAGCTTGTGTTGCTGCTGTTGACTCGGCTGCAGCTGTTGTACCAGCTGCAATATCTAGAGCCATTAATTGATTAGCATTTAATCCACCACCAGATTTTTTTTCTTCTGAAGATGAAGTTGGATCAGCTTCCATCGCAACTTCGCTGCTTTGTTCAACTTCCCCTGTGCCAGTTTCTTCAACTACTTCCGGTGTAGATTCTGCAACTTGTTCATTTATTATCTCCTGTATAGGTTCCTGTACTATTGTTTCCTGCGCTACTATCTCAACGTTAATACTACCATCATTAGCTACTACATCTGTCGTTCCAATATTAGCAACATCTGCTACTGTTGTAGCTGCATTCATTTGATCTAACATCGCTGTTTGATAACCAGGGCAGTTCATATCGTACAATGGGTTATTTTGACACATTTGATCAAACAACATTTGCTCTGTGTTATCAACAATAATAGGTCTATATTTTAATTTTACATTAGGGTTATTAAATTCAGGACCATACCACCCATCCCAATTACCAATATCTTGACCTGTAACTTGTAGCATAACACTATCAAGTGTTTTTAAATCAAACGGTGCATCGAAGTTTTCTTCTCCAGACATATTTACCCGAGTATCAATCCAATATGAATAATCATATTCTTTTTCATAGACAGTTTTACCACCATTATCTTTAATTGATATTGTTACTTTTAACGTGTCTTGAGCATTCACACCGTTTGTTGATTCAAAATTTGCATCAGCGTTTTTTACCAACCATGAATATGTGTATCCGGTTGTCTCAAGACCAGCGTTTTTTAAAGCTGTATCAATTGCAGATACCTGTGTAAGGGTTTGTTGCATATACCCCCAGTTAATCTGATTGGAATCATTATTAATAATAGGACACTCACCCCCACCTGCACCTTGATTATCAGCCCATGTTGAGCCTGTACCGGTAGCAAAGCAACCAGACCAATAGGTTGAACCAGTTCCAAAAATGTTAGTTTCATCATCAACGACACCAACAAACGACTGCTGGTCTTGATAAATGCCGATGGGTGCAGGATCAGGCTCTGCGATTAAATTAAGATCGGAGAAGCTATACCATTCTATGTTCTGATAGTTTGTATTATTATAAAAAGCACATTGGCTAGGCTGAATAGCATTATAGACAGCAAATGGTGTACCACCGTAGCTGCCACCATCATACATAAAGCAGAAACCATCGTCTGTAGTGTCGCCATTGTTAGCATCGCCGGCTAGCATCCAATGCCAATCGGTTAACGTAGAATCGCTGTAGAGACCACTCTCATCTAGTGTTGTTTTATAATAATCGATATCGTTGTTCCATACCCAATTATTATAATCGCCAACTGCGAAGACTGGATTAGAGAGCGAGCAGAATAAGAGTGATAAGACCGCCAGCGACAGCGCCTTCAACTTTATCATTTCTTCTTGTCTCCTGTTCGATGTTCTCTGGCTTCAGATCAGGGTTTTCATCCCACTGTTGCGTAGCTTCAGCGCCAATTGTACCCATAAACGGACAAGGAGTACCGGCCATCTCCATAGCTTTATAGACCGTTGCTTCTTGACACATTAAAGAAACAGCAGCAACTTTCATACCCATGTTATAAAGAGTCTTTGCATTCTTTAAACGCTCACAATTAAGGTCTCTAATATGACCACCACCTGACATACCTAAAATCTGAGTCTGAACAGCTGCGGAGAATGTAACCGTACATGTATCATTACCACCAGGCATAATTGTTGGAGCAATCGCTGACGGTGGAGGTGATTCAATCTTCTGTGTAATAATACTATTGTTAGTATTCATATTATTGTTATTGTTAGTATTGTTCGCTGTACTATCAATAGTAGTATTATTAGTGTTGTTGTTCGTATTTGTATTTGTATTGTTAGATGTAACGTTACTTGTACTATTTACAGTTTGATTAATATTAGAATTTGTATTCTGATTTACTGTCTGATTAATATTTGAATCGGTTGTTTGATTAATGGTAGTATTGTTAGTATTGTTATTCGTATTTGTGTTATTAGAAGTAACGTTACTTGTACTATTTACAGTTTGATCTACAGTGCTTGTGCTTGTATTAATATTTGTATTAGTGTTGTTAGTACCACCACTCATAATATTATTATTTGTATTAACATTAGTGCTAGTACTTGTACCAGTATAATTTGTATTATTGGTATTTGTATTAGTATTAATATTAGTGTTCGTTGATGTAGAATCTACGGTACTAGTATTAGTGTTAAAATTATTATTTGTGTTCGTGCTTGTACTAGTATTAGTATTGGTATTAATATTAGTATTTGTAGCGGTAGAATCTAACGTAGTCGTGTTGACATTAGTATTCGTACTATCAATTATAGTATTGTTAGTATTGGTGTTGTTAGATGTTACAGTGCTTGTAGATGTAGTATCACTGCCCGTTCCAACATAGCTGGACGAGTCATATGTAATACCATCTACAGTAGTTTGCGCTAATGTCACCGAACCGAACATAATAAAGAGCGCAACCATGAATATTCTCTTCATAGTGTTCTCCGGCTTCGTGGCAATTTTATACTGTTTTGATAAGTATCTTCTAAGAGATATTTATATAAAAAAAGAGGGCGCGAGGCCCTCTTTTCCTAGTCGTTGGGTAATAAGGTGACTAGCCCCAATCAGTTTACGCAGCTAAGCGAAGATCCTGATAGTAAACGTCATCATTTGCGTTTATTTTATTTTGTTGCGTTTACGGTAGCTCCTACACCGGCTCTCCACTTACTTACTTACAACCCTGTCGAACCTGTTCATCCCCATCAAGAGCATATTCTTTGCTTCCCACTACGGCGCATTAAGTGCTTTATGTGAATCTGATTCTAAACGTACCTTACAACACTCAGAATATGCTCTTGGTGGAGATGGGGAGAATCGCACTCCCGTCCAAGATCACTTTTAGTTTGCTTCAACGAATTCTTTTTTCAAGAACCTCAACCTCAGCATCAACTCGTTTCTGCCAAGACTCTTGTGTTCTGTTACCCTTCTCAAAGAACTTTGCTTTACGCAGGTTATCTAATGCAACCTGCCTGCGGTTATTTATATTCTGTGATTTTCTTTTCATCCTAGTTCCTTTTCTCTATTCTTTCTCAACGTTCTGGCAACAATCTCATTTGCCGCTTTGTCCAACAGGGTGTACACATCAAAGACCTGTTGATCTGTTAAAGCAAAGTTTACTCCACCTTTATGAAGCACATACTTACCGTTCTTCTCGTTGTAAGAAATACTTACCGTTTCTTGGTTGGCATCTTTCTGAACGACCATTCGTCAAACCCCTTTCCTTTTTCAAATTGAACTGCTTATCAGTTCCTGGGTAGCAACCTTTTTCAATCCACTCAATACACCTGCCGCATCTGGTGCCACACTTTTGCATCAGGGAAGAATCTTCCTTGATCATGGTTTCCGTAATGGCGTTACAAATACAAATGTACATAACGTTTGGCGTCCCAGGAGAGATTCGAACTCCCGACCAA